ATGATAGAAACTGTATTCGCACTTATTTTAACATTAAACGGAAATATGATAGAACACGTATATAAAACCAACTTAAGCGATTGTTTAAAATCAAAGCGCATCGCGCAGAACGAGGTCAATCCTGAGAGAGTTGTGTTCTCTTGTCAAAAAGTAAAGGCTCAGACAGAGATATACATGGATAGAAAAAAGATTGTTAAAATATTAAAATGAAAGTTACAGCAGAAATCGTAAATGGTAAGTGTCCAACATGCGAAGAACATACTATGTTAATTGGACTCACACCAGAAATGTTTAGATGTATAAATTGCGGTGCTGACTTACAACAACATATAAACGGTAAAATAACTTATCTACCACACATAACCAGACCTGAACATCAAGATGTGTTTGTAAAAGAGTGGACTGAATAATGGCAAAGAAAGCCAAAGGATTATACGCAAAGGTTGCACACGAGCCCGTGTTTCACAAGACAAATATTGGACGTAATCCCAGCCTTGCAAAAATGAATAAACATAGACGACGTCAATTCAAAGCCTACAAAGGCCAGGGAAGATAGGGCTTGACAATATCCTAAAAAGTCCTACATTGTAGGTATGAAAGAAAAAAAGATAACAATAACAAGTAAAGATATCTCACAGAAACAATGGGCTATTCTCTTATTGGAGTTAAATCTAATTCGTAAAGCGTGGAAACCTTACGCTAAATTAGAGTTAACGGCTCCAGGTCTTAAAAAAACTGTAAAATGGGGTACAAGAAAATATGGAACTGATCATTCTAAATGATGGACTATACTCTCTAGTAAAAATAACTAAAGAGATGGTAAAGGGTGTGGAGTTATTACAAGAAGCAAATTGCTTTGACCTTTGTGATATACTGAGATTACATTTAACCACGTACTATGACTATCCAATTAACGCACATGTGATGAAAGATGGTAGTGGAAATTTGTTTGGGTGTATTTGTAATGATTGAAACAATAATAATTATAGAGATTGTGGCAATTACGATTTATTTATTAACGCAATAAACCTATCCCAAAGAGGGAAAAACGTGGGGATAGGTATTGTGGTTGAGAAGAATTAAATCCATAACAAAATTTTGCCACAATGTCAAATACTAGTATCAGGTGTGCAGGTAAATCTAATATACATGCCGTGTTTGTTTACATCTTCACGGCCTATTTCTTCTAATTTTCTGATGGACTCTTCGTATCCAAAATATAGACAATCGTATTTGGTTGCAAATGAATCTGGCCATGGATATGGCGGCATGCATTCACCAGCGACACTTGAACAAATAATTAAACTTAACAAAATTTTCATTGACAATCCTACATTATCACCTATATTACTAATTTAAAATGAAAGGAAACAAGCATGACAGACATGAGTAAATATAAAAATGTTTCTCTATCAAAAGAAACATATAAGACTTTGGAGTCATTGTCTAAGGTATTATTACCCGACGCCAAATTGTCCGTAGCAAAAACGATAGAGTCACTAGCAAATGAGAAAGCGAAGAAATTAAATGGCAAAATTAAAAAAGGGTAGAGTCAAGGTACACATCTGTGACACGTGTCACGGAAATGGGTATGTCAGGGTTGCAAAAATTGATGGTGACCCAAGTTTAGATTTTAGAGATAGAAGCGAAGTACACCAGTGTTGGGATTGTGACTCGGAAGGAGAATTTTATGAGACAGTTACTGATGATCTTATCGATGACGGTCCTACTAACAAACTGCACTAAGTTTGAATTTGATGGATTCGATCCAACGACCGCAACGTTTCGATGGATTATAAAAAATAAAGATGTGAAAAGGACCTCCGTCCATACAATGCCTAGCGCTAGTCCCTGTACGGCAACCGAAGAAGCGGTAAGTAACCGTGGAGGTGTGGAGCCTTTGCCCCTTTGCAAGTACGTGCACGGAAAGCATGGGGGTTGATATGGAAGGTTTGTTTTTCATAGGTATCGTGGTTTCTGTTATCGTGCTTGGTATATTAATATATGTGAGGAAATATGACGAATGAAGATGCCGCGTATATCGCGGGACTATTTGATGGTGAGGGTAGTATCTATTACGCTAAACGAAAAGAGAAAAAGAAAAAACATAAAGGTAAAGGTTATAGATATTCTATGTCACAACGTATCAGTATGGAAATAACCATGACCGATGAGATGGTTGTACGTTGGGTCCACGAAGTGTTGGGTGTTGGAACTGTTGTCAAAAAACCTAGAAAAGGTTTGCGTAAAGATGGCACAAAATACTTGATGCAATACAAGTGGCGTTGTACATTTAGAGATGCATACAGGGTATGTAGGTTGATCTGGCCTTGGTCTAAAACTAAATTAGAAAAAGTTGAAAAAGTAATAGACCATTACTCAACCGACCGAGTGTTCGATGGTAAAGTGGTCAGTATGGATGAGTACAAAATAAGGATGAGTTTAGAATGAAACTAAAATTTTATTTATGGATAATGAGTTGGGCTGGTCAGCTTAATGCGTGGGCTTGGCGTAAACAAGCTGCGATTGTCAGAGATAATAATCGTAAAGAAGAAGAGAAATATCTTGAAGAGTTAAAGAAAAAATTATGAAAAAATATATAGAAAAATTTAGAATATGGTCTTTGTATTATAGAACCGAGATAGTTTGGTTTATAGCTGGCCTTGTTACGGGTGCCATTATTCTATGATGAGTGATAAAGATATACAAGAATATCATAACATTGGTAAAGCTATCAAACACAACAATAAATACACCTACATCACCGGCACACAGATCACGGACCAAGAAACAGGGACCAGGGTTTACGATATAAATAGTTCTAGACTTCCGTCTGTGACTACTATATTAGGAGCCACCAAAAACAAACAATTTCTAAAAGACTGGACGGCTAAAGTTGGAGAAAAACGAGCAGAAGAAATCAAGAATCTATCTAGTAGGAGGGGGACTGCCATGCACAAATTCCTCGAACATCATATTCTCGGCACTGGCTACGATGATCTTACAGAACTCGGACAGACGGCGAAAGCCATGGCCAAAAAAGTTATTGAATATGGCCTCACGCCAGTTGAAGAGTATTACGGCTCGGAAGTCACGTTGTATTACCCTGGGTTATACGCTGGGTCTACTGACCTGGTTTGCAATCATAATGGTTTAGAGACTATAGCAGATTTTAAACAAGCCAACCGTCCCAAACAAAAAGAATGGATAGAAGATTATTTCTTGCAGATTGCTGCATATGCTATGGCACATGACTACGTGCATGGTTCACAAATTCGTCAAGGTGTGATAATGATTTGTACACCTGACCTGTATTATCAAGAATTTAAAATACAGGATCATGAGTTAAGGCAGTGGAAACATAAATTTTTAAAACGCCTCGACATGTACCACGAACTTAAATTTGACGAAAAAGAGGCAATTAAGGCAGAAATAAGGCCGGAGGATTTTACTAATGAACGATAGATTGTTTAGAACCATTCTAAAGAGATACGAGGCCAACATAGAGGATGCGCTATACAAGATACATTGCATCGACGATCACAACCTGGTTATACCAGAACACATAGATATTACTGGAGAAATTGACAAGCAACTAGAAATTATCGCAACAAACGAGGATAAACTAGCAGTTTTAAGGAAATACTATGTATCACAAGACAAAAAGACACTCTTATAGAGTTCTCACAGATAAATTAGACTTATCTAAAAAAAACACGAAAAAAAAGTGGAATAATGTCCATTTACAAAATTATGTAGCAATACCAACAATTCTAGATCAATTTAGTGGACATTTTAGTGGACATTTTTTGGTTTAGTGGACATTTTATAATGTCCAAAGTAGTAGTGCCGCCGCGCGCGCGTAAGGCTGGCAATGATGAGGTGATTTATCTGAGAGAACACTAATGACTGAAGAAAATTTTTTTGATATATTCAATCGCATACACAACCCAGAGTATTACTATGCCTCGAAAAAAGACAAAAAGAAAACTAAATATAAATCCGCCAAGCGTAGACGACCTGCCTTATCCAAAGGTAAGAGTCGAGTGGATCGATTGCGTAAGCGACAGCGGGTGGGCAAACGAAAAAGAATTCGACAAGATGAAACTAGCAACGCCGGTGAATGAGGGTTGGTTGTATTCGAAAGACAAGGAGTCAGTAAAGTTATTTGCAAGTTATGATAAAGATGAAGATGGTATTACTTTTGGGGATCGGACGATGATTCCTCGCCAGTGGGTAAAGAAGATTCAGAAGTTGTAGATGGAGTCACATCAATTATTTGTGCGTAGTCGTCTAAAATTTGTTTCATTTTTGCTTCTAACTCTTGTTCTGACAGGTCCTCTAGTTTACCTGTTTTTATTATTTTTCTGTCTATGTATAATCCTGCTGCTTTTCCACGATTTGTTTCAGCGTTTACAGCTGCGCTCCAAGCGCCTTTTCTCAAAGCACCCTCTCTGATTTTACCTAGTTGTGCTACATGGTTTTCATAAGTAACTTCATGTTTACGTAAAAGTTCTTCTCGTAATTCACCTATGTATTTTACAACAAGAGGATGTTTCTTTGGACTGGTAAGACTAGATCCTTCAAACCTTGCGTTCTTCTCACTGTAACCAGCACGCTTAGCAGCTTCTGTTTTAGTAAGAGGTCCGTGTTCATCACCAAATACTAATAACTCGGCGAATCTCATTTGCATTTCTGTAAGTCTTTTTGGTAAACCCATAGTTGACAGTATAGGATATTTTGTGTAATAATTCAAGCCAACATGACAGATGAAAGAATAGATGATGATAGAGGTGATTTAGATTTGACAAAACAAATTGAAATGTTAAAGGCTCGTATAGCTGATTTAGAATCAATTGAAGAAACACACAGAAAGCTTAATCAAGAATTGCGTAAAGAGATATGGCAGTGGAAAGAAAAAGCTGGTCAAGTGGAAGCTCTTAAATCGAGAGTAGAACAGCAACAAGAACTAATAACAGAACTGTCAAATACAAATAGCAGATTAAGAAAATGAGAGTACAAGACTTACAACAATTTCTATCTAGTTTCACAGAAGGATCAGACGCAGTTAAAAATGCAATGATCTTTGTGGAGAAAGATGGTAAATTACACGAAGTTAAAAGAATGGAAGTGCATGAGAATACACAACCAATTCTTGGACACAAGGGGCATACAGCTCATAGACTTGTAATCAAAACAGAAAAACCTTCTAGTATTATTTTGCCAGACAAACTACAGAAGGACTATTAAATGGATGACGACGTTGGCTCGAAAAACACATGGGTCCAGAGGCTAAACTTTATCAAAATCTTCGTAAATCTATACCGGAAATATCTTGGATTAGACTTGAAAATATTAGCTTACATGGCACTCCCGATCTATTGGGCTATAATAATTCTGGCCACTTTTTCACACTAGAACTAAAGACAACAAAGGGCAACAAGATACGATTCAGCCCACATCAAATTGCGTTCCATGAAAGGCACCCACAGAATACTTTTATCATGGTCCAGGCCCTTGGTCCTGGTACCATAAAACTTTTTGAGGGAAGGTATATCAATGACCTATTGAGGGAAGGTTTCAAGTTCCATGGAGCTTGTAGCTTGGAGCTTGACGCTTGTCGCTTGTATCTATCGAGGCTTGGAGCTTGAAGCTTGGCGCTTGTCGCTTGCAGCTTGTTGCTTGTCGCTTGCAGCTTGGGGCTTGAGGCCCGGACCAGGTCGCACGCCCTGAGACTCCGTCGAGTCGTCGTAGCTAATGGCCTGATCCGATTGTTGCTGGCCGCCCACTACTGGTTGGCGGGATTCTGCCAGCTTATTACGCTTGCGTAATTCTTTATAATATTTTGGGTGTCTCCACATGTCAATGAGCCCAGTATGATATATTTTTTATTTCAGAATTCCAGCACATTCTGCAGTCTCTGCATTCATTGTTTTGCTTAGGGGCTGGACAGCTGCGGGAGGTAGCGCCAAACCAGGGCTTGTCACCTGTGATCACGCTTGAGCTGTTGGGCCACGAATCAGGCGCCAGCTGGTCAACCATTGGCGCGCTAAATCGTATGACTAAATTTGTAGGCTTGTCCTTCAGGTGAGCTTTGATCCAGGCTTCTCTGGTCGGTAACCAGTGACGCTTGCCAGGTGTCAACCTGCATACAGCGTAGATCTTCTTTAAGTGATCTAAGTCCTGGACGTCTCCGCTGTCATGCCATCGGAATACATCCGGCTTTTTACTGTTGATTAAGTGAGCCATAGCCTGAACCCATTGCGGGTCCTTGATGGCTGCCAGCCGCCTGTACTGTGCATCCTGGACAACCTTAAAAACATAACAACCTTTGAGCGCATAACAATCATAACAGACTGAGCCCTTGACAGCTTGGAGCTTGCCGCCTGTCTTGCATTCCTTGGCAGGTAAACCAATTGACCAGCCAGGCATCTTTGAAGGCTTGGACAGCGAACCACCTATAATTTTTAATGCTGTTTCTGTTTTCATATGTCCTTTATAATCCTATAATTCTTTCTTGTCAAGCTTGAAGCTTGAAGCTCCGGGCTTATCTAGAATCCACTGGAGCTTGAAGCTTGTGGCTTGTAGCCGACCAGTGAGGCCAGCCGCGTTATTTAACGAAGCGTCGCTCCAGCCTACTGATCCCAGGTCCATTAGATTCGCTGGCATTGCTAAGAGGCCGTCTGCTAATAGACCAGGGATCAATTCTAGCTGTGCGTGTGTTTGGATCTCTTTCAATCTACTTTACACCACAACCAGAAGTTGTCCCAGTCAATTTGAGACCGAATAAATTCATTCAAATTAACTAATCCTATATAATACTTGACAATCCTTTTGTCAAGTGCTAAAAACAAATCAATGCAAACAAATACAGAAAGAGGTAAAATGACTAGAATAAGACTAAATCAAGAGTATCGGAACAAGATTGCAAATAGAATAAAAGTACACTTGCAACAAGAAGATACTCACGAAAAACAAACTTACGACCAATTAAAAGGCGATCAAATTAAGCTGAATGACGACGCTTGGAAAATGGCAGAAAAAATTGTTCGTAGGCATTACACAGACGAAGATGTTGAGAAAGCTTGGTATCTTCAAAATAAATTTGAAAATGTTTCGACTATTGCAAAAGATAGTTGTTTTCATTTTCATTATATTGGTACAAAAGAAGACAGAGATTATGACAATAATCCTATTACTAAAGAGGCAACAATAGAAAAACACTTTGATTTTAGATTAAATGGTAGTTTTGACCTTGATAGTAATTACTCTAGTAATAGAGATAATGCTTATGGTTATGCTTTGTATCGAGATGAAATCAATGCACAAGAAAATTGCAACGCAGATATTTTGATTGAACAAGAGGGAAAAGATCAAAACCCACACTTGACAAAATATACTGAAAACAACAATAGATATCTTGGCAATGATGATAGTGGTTATGGCAAACAATGGAACGAAAAATATCAATTAGATATAATTGGTAGAGATTATTGTAGAGACAGATCAATAGCTTGTTCCGAAGATGAGTTTATGTTTTTAATGGATTGGAAAAAACAGAAAACAAAATTTGTTATAGCCCACGAAAAATGGATTAAATCTATTTTAAACCAAATGAAAGAAATTAAACTTGGTTTAAAAGGATATAAATATCTTGATGAGGCGATTGAGTTATGTACTGAATTAGGTCTTGCAATTACTGACGCAGAAATAATTAGAACAAACTCTACTGGCTTAACTATCTACAATCCAAAAAATCTTGCAGATAGAGTTAAGAGTATGAAGAACAAAAGAGAGAAAACTAGAGCAGAAAAAATAGCAGAAAGATTGCTCTATGAAAAACAACAACAAGCATTAAATTAATGCTTGACACCCTATCCTATTTAATATAGGATAGGGACAGAAAGAGAGAAATAAATATGACTAAAACATTTTACATAACTTATTGGGCGAGTAAGCACAAAAAACATATTACTCGTAAAGGCAAACACGACGACAAAAGCAGATATGGTGTTGCAAAAAATGGAACACCTTATTATGTTTACTATGATTTAGACGCACACGGATATAGAACTGCGACTACGTCTTGGAAAGTGAGACACTAAATGGATATGCATTTATTTTGGATATTGATGATAGTGGTATTTCATCTATTTATTTTAATGGGGTTACCACGATGACTTTTAAATGGTGTCACGGACCACACTGCCATACTCATCAAACACTTGATAGGATAAGAGGCAGTAAGGGAAACAAAGTTCTAAGAACTAGAAAGATAAAAGAAACCCAATGGAATAGAAATTCTGTTTGGTCCGTGTTCTGTAGTCAAACTTGTTATACTGAGTTCTTTTATCAACATTGGGGCGAGGTAATTAAGATTGCACCGAGGAACGGACCCCTTGAAACACCAATCAATGACCCTAAGAAAAAAGAAAATCGATATGGTTGGGCTCATTGGGATATTGAAAAGAAAGTAGTTGACAATGCTTGATCTATCCTATATGTTCCAGGATATGACAGAAAGAACAGAAGAAAGAAAGAACAGATTCAACGGCGAATCTGTTATGTTAACTAAAGAAGAAGCTATGAAGCACGATCAAATCTTTATGGCAGAAGCAATAGCAACAATAGAGGACAAGACACTTGGAACAGGTGGCAGTAAGCATTGGGAAACAATGCGTAAATTATTAGATTGGTTTAGAAAAAATAATGCCAAAGCATATATGGTCTTGTTAGATTAACTCTCTTGCCCAGGCCCTAACGGGCCTGGGCTCCCCCTTCATAGAGGTACCACCCCGAAACACAAAATCCAAACTTCTTAAAAAGCGATCCCCCATTTTGTAAAAAGGGGTCCCACTACTCTAGGTTGTATTGCTTGATTTGCAGAGTTTTAGCTGGTAAAAACGTTTTGAAGAATTAAAGTGGTGCAAAAAATTTTTTAAAAAATTTTTTATGAATGTAAATAAAGTAGACATAAACAAACTTCCATCAGACGTAAGAAAAACATTTAAACAAATGCAAGTCCTGCTTGCAGAAAAAAAGGTACAGTCAAAAGCAAAAAGTGACTTTCTATCTTTTGTAAAATGTGTGTGGCCAGAATTTGTAGAGGGGTCCCACCACAGGCACATAGCAGAAAAATTTAATAAACTAGCATCAGGTGAAATAAATCGTTTGATAATAAATATGCCACCAAGGCATACTAAATCAGAGTTTGCGTCGTACCTTTTGCCAGCATGGATGGTGGGCCGTAATCCAAAGTTAAAAATTATACAAGCAACTCACACTGGTGAACTAGCCATTCGTTTTGGTCGTAAGGCTAAGAATTTAATTGACTCTGAAGATTATCACAAGATATTTCAAACAAGACTGCAAGAAGATAGTAAAGCCGCTGGTAGGTGGGAAACAGCACAAGGTGGCGAATACTTCGCAGCAGGTGTCGGCGGTGCCATCACCGGACGGGGTGCTGACTTACTAATCATTGACGATCCACACAGTGAGCAAGACGCTATGTCACCAAATGCTATGGAGTCTGCTTACGAGTGGTACACGTCAGGTCCACGTCAACGTTTACAACCAGGAGCAAAAATCGTTTTGGTTATGACACGTTGGTCTACAAAAGATTTGACAGGTATGCTTCTTGCAAATCAAAAAGAAGCAAAAGCTGATCAATGGCACGTGGTCGAGTTTCCAGCAATCATGGACCAAGGATCAAAGCCCAAGCCTGTATGGCCTGAGTATTGGAAACTAGAAGAACTTGAGAAAGTAAAAGCAACATTACCAACTTCAAAATGGAATGCACAGTGGATGCAAGAACCAACAAGTGAAGAAGGTGCAATACTTAAACGAGAATGGTGGATGAAGTATGATTCAGATGATATACCACCGCTTTATCACGTCATACAAAGCTACGACACAGCATTTTTAAAAAAGGAGACAGCCGATTACAGTGCAATAACGACATGGGGTTTGTGGTATCCAGAAGAAGATGGACCACCACAACTCCTGTTATTGGACGCTATTAAAGGCAGATATGAGTTTCCAGAGTTAAGAAGAATGGCTTTAGAGCAATATTCTTATTGGAAACCGGAGACAGTTATAGTAGAATCAAAGGCATCAGGTTTACCTTTGACGTACGAGTTAAGGCAAATGGATATACCAGTTGTTAACTTTACACCGAGCAAAGGAAATGATAAACATGCAAGAGTGAATGCATGCGCACCACTTTTTGAGTCTGGAATGATATGGGCGCCAGATCAAAAGTTTGCCGAGGAAGTAATCGAGGAGTGTGCTGCATTTCCATTTGGAGATCATGACGACTATGTCGATTCAACGACACAAGCGATCATGCGATTTAGGCAGGGCGGGTTATTACAACACCCGGAAGATTACGTAACAGAAAACAAAGCAAACGCTCGTAAAAGGAATTATTATTAATGACACCGATCATTAGAAAATTTGTAATCAAACTCTTGTCCAAGGACCAAGGTTCAGGGATCACGAAACTACCAGGACAGATGCAAGCAGGCTTTCAAGAGTCTATGGTCATAGATAAATTAGTTCGTAGTGGTTACGATCCAAGAATTATAAAATCAGAATCAGAATTAAAAATGATTCTAAATAGAATCGATGCTAGCAAAAAACAAACCAAAGAACAAAAAGATAAAGCTATGAAACAGCTAGCAACTATTATGGACATGAAGGGTAGAAAAATAAAACCGGGAGCAAAAATCATGGGTGGTGAGGAAGTGGTAGAAACAGAAGCAGAGATTTTAGAAAGATTAAAACGAGGCAACAAAGAAACGGTTGAAAGAATCAAAGAGAAAAAGCTTACAGAAAGTTTTGATCCCGATATGGACGATGCAATCGATAATGTATCACCTGGATTCTCTGGTGATATGAAAGTAGACGCAGAACTTGTTGCAGAAGAGTTAGCTGGTAGAGCCGGTAAAGTTTATGATGACTTAGATATCAGAGAGCGAATGACGTTTTATGATAAAGCATACAAAGGATTATCTGAAAAGAGATTTGACAAACCAGATCCCGATGACTTTGCAGATGGTGGTCGTGCAGGTTTTATGGCTGGTGGTATGGGACGTAGAGCATTTTTAAAATTAATGGGTGGAGCTGGCGCAGGTATTGCAGCCCTTAAAACAGGATTGATCAATGTATTCAAACCAAGATCACAAACTGCTGAAGCAGTTGTAGAAACAGTAACTAAAACAGATGCAATGGGAGTGCCAGAACACTTTGCACCATTAGTAAATAAAATTATGAAAGAAGGTAAGTTAACAAAAGAATCAGATAGAATTCAAACATACAATCACCCAACAAGAAAAGATTTAGAATTAGATTATGAAATGGATACTGGTAGTGTGGGTGTAAGATTTGAAACAGACAAAGGTATGCCCGGAGATTATTATTTAAGAAAAAATCCACCAGATGAGGGAGCACCACGTGGTGGACCAGATGAATTTATTGAAGGTGAGATGGTATACAAAGCTTATCCTGATGGGTCTTATACAAAAGGTTTTGAAGAAGGTATTGAAACTGGCACATCAAACCTTGACGAATTTGTTGGCATTAAGAAAAATGTAAAACAAGATTTTGCTAGCGGTGGTATTGCTAGAATGTTAGGGGAATAATGGACAGAATAGATGAAATATTATTTCTCTACGAAGATGATGTAGTAGAGATGGCAGATGGTGGACGAATACTATTAGGTGATGGTGGCTTTGTACAAAAACAAATTGATGAAATTAACAGATTAATTAGAGACACAGATTTAAATCAATCTGACATTGCTGAAGCTGTTAACAAAAAATTTCCTAAAGAAAAACCTTTAAAGAATTATAACGTCACTCATTACGCAAAAAAATATTTTGGCGTTAAAACACCAAAATATAAACCTGGTGTTAGTGTAGCTGGTGTTTTGACACCCGCTTATAAAAAAAGATTTACGTTTAAAGAAAGAAAAGGAAAACTTTTAACAGACATTTTAGAAAAAGAAGATTTAGTAGAATCAATTAAAACAGACGTCGCAAATAAATTAACAAAAGAACAGATAGTAGATAAATATAGAATTGGTGGAAAAGGAGAAAAACTTTTACCATCTGGTGTAAAACAAATTGGAAAAGGCACACTAGAAGAAATTTATGAGAAACTAGACATAGTTAGAGGTAGAGCAGATTTAAGAAAAGTAGATATCAACACACCAGAAAATAAAAAAAATTTAAAAAATATAAAAAAATTTTTTAGCGATGCCAAACTTTCAAGAGCTGAAGCTTATGATAAAACTGGTTTATCTCGAGGTCAGGTAGATAAATTACTTGCAAGATATAAACAACAAAAAGGAGAACCTTTAATTGTAAATAGAAAAACACTAGGAGTGCAGTTTGAAGGTGCTGGACAAGAAAGAAATGTTTTTAAACAAAAGACAAAAGAACTACAAAGATTTCAAACGTTTTTAAAAAAATATAAAAACAAACCACTACGAAGTGGAACTGTTGAATTAGCAAAAGCAATTAAAAAATTTGGTACAAACCCCGTTGGTTTTCAACAAAACCTCTCAATGTTGAGAAGAATATACAAAGGTCAAGAACGTCCTGGTTTTAAAATTGATAATGAGTTAAAATCAATAATAGGTAAGTTTCCAATCTCAACAGCATTAACTGGAGATGTGTTAATAGAAGCAGGATACACTCCAAAACAAATCGATAAATTAAATAAAGCTCAAGCGATAATTAGAAAACTAGATGCAAATCAAGGTTCTTTTTTAAATCAACTAGAACACAAAGTTCCAAAAGCTGTTGCTTCTGAATTATTAAACAAAGGTCAAATTAGTAAATCACAGTACAGAGATATTATAGGAAAAATAACTCCAGTGACTACTGATCTTAATCAATGGAAAAAACAATACGACCTACAAAGATTAATGAATGTAAAAAATTATTTAGCCTCAAATATGGAAGCAGATGATTTAAAAAAATTTAATAAAATAGAAAACGATATAATTAAAACAGCTAAAAAAATTTCTGGAGGATATGATATTGGAAAAATAAATATTGATGCTAACAACAAAATAACTTTACAATCCCCCGATGAAGTGTTTACCGCAAAGAGTAAAGGTATAGGAACAGGATCACGTTCGTTAATAGATTACTATAAAAATATAAAATACCACAACATACTTGCTAAAAAATATAACGCAAATAAAGGTGACGCTGCGTTTGGAACTTTGAGATCATATAGAGCTGGAGCCGACGTACCTATTTTTGATGAAAAAATTACTAATGAAATTTCTAAATTATCTTCGTCCGAAGATTTTACAAAATACTTAACTAAAAATACTGATGGTCCTTTGTTCAAAGGACTTACAAAATTAGTTAGTCCTCAAATGAGACGTAAACTTTTAAGCGCAGGAAAAATTGGAGGAGCAGCAACTTTAGCAACTTTGATTCCTAGCATGTTGTTAGCAAGAACACCGGACGGCACAGAGGCTAGAAGTATTTTACCTGAAGTGGCAGGAGGAGCTGCAGCAGGATCACTTGCATTTAAACCTGTACGACAAGCTGTAGGTAAAGGATTAAAAGCTACAGGAAGATTATTAAGTAAATTTGCAGTTCCAATTGGTATTGGTGCTGAAGCATACTTTGCAAAACAAGCATACGATGAAGGTAAATCAATTCCTGAAATTATGGCTGCACCATTTTTATTAGAAGGTAAAGTTAGAAAAGCACAAGATCTATTGTCTATGAGCCCTGAAGAAAGACAAGCGGTCAACAGAGCTTCAAGAGAAGATGACATATCAGGATTAAGTTCTGACTTTGATACACCAAGATTAGAAGGTGTTGATGAAGTTGACATAGAAGAAGTTTTAAAAAGAGTTCAAAAAAAAAGAATGGCTGATGAGGCTAGACGAAGAGAAGAGCGAAAAGCAGGTGGTGGTATAGCTGGAATACGTAAGCCAGATGCAATTCCACCAGAATCAGGACCTAACCCACAAGGGTTGGAAAACTTGAAATATTATGTTACAAATACATAGGAGTATAAATGGCAGATATAGATAAAGGACTCCCTAGTAACACAAGAACAAAACTCGATATTCCAACAGATGAGGAGATCGAAGAAGTTAGTGTTAAAGAGGAGGAAGTAGAAAAAGGACCTGTAGAGGTCACAGCAGAAGAAGACGGCGGCGCAACGATTGACTTTGAACCGGGAGCTATAAATATACCTGGAACAGAAAACCATTTTGATAACCTAGCAGATATTTTACCTGATGATATTTTACAACCTATCGGTAATGACATGGTTGGTGATTACAATGATTACAAAGCATCTAGAAAAGAATGGGAGCAAAGTTATCGTGATGGTTTAGATCTATTAGGATTTAAATATCAAGATAGATCAGAACCCTTTCAAGGTGCATCTGGTGCAACACACCCCGTACTAGCAGAAGCTGTTACACAATTTCAAGCGCAAGCTTACAAAGAATTACTACCAGGTGATGGTCCTGTAAGAACACAAGTTGTTGGAGTGCAAACACCAGCACATGATTTACAGGCACAAAGAGTAAAAGATTATATGAACTATCTTGTCATGGACGAGATGGAAGAATACGAACCAGAGTTCGATTCTATGTTATTTCATTTACCATTAGCTGGATCAACATTTAAAAAAATTTATTATGACCAAACAATGGGACGAGCTGTATCTAAGTTTGTTCCAGCAGATGAATTAGTTGTACCGTACACAGCTACCTCATTAGATGATGCACAGTCAATAATTCATGTCATAAAAATGCCAGAGAACGAATTGCGTAAACAACAAGTTTCTGGCTTTTACCGTGATGTAGATTTAGGACCTCCGGGCCGGGTTGAAACAAACCCCGTTGTTAAAAAAGAACGTGAGCTGGAAGGGACTAAAGCTACAGGTAAACCACAAGCGATTTATACTTTACTTGAATGTCATGTTAATCTTGACCTTGAAGGTTTTGAGGAAGTAGGAGCAGACGGTCAACCGACTGGTATTAAACTTCCCTACATCGTAACTATCGATGAAAGTACCCGAACAGTTCTTTCTATCAGAAGGAACTATGCGCCCGATGATCCGAAGAAAGATAAAATCCAATACTTTGTCCACTTCAAATTTCTGCCAGGACTAGGATTTTATGGTTTCGGACTCATTCACATGATTGGCGGATTGAGCAGAACGGCAACGTCTGCTCTCCGTCAATTATTAGATGCAGGAACATTATCAAACTTGCCAGCAGGTTTTAAACAGAGAGGTGTTAGAGTACAAGACGAAGCAGCTCCAATACAACCAGGTGAGTTTAAAGATGTTGATGCACCGGGTGGATCATTGCGAGATGCATTCTTTCCATTACCATACAAAGAACCATCTCCAACATTATTACAATTATTAGGTATTGTTGTACAAGCTGGTCAAAGATTCGCGAGCATTGCAGAAATGCAAGTTGGTGATGGTAATCAAAGTGCAGCAGTTGGAACTACGATTGCATTATTAGAACGTGGTTCACGTGTAATGTCAGCGATACATAAAAGATTGTACGCTGCAATGAAAAAAGAATTTAGATTACTTGCAAATATTGTATCAAAATATCTACCACCAGAATATCCATACGACGTTGTTGGTGGTGCAAGAACAATCAAACAATTAGATTTTGATGACAGAGTAGATATTATTCCTGTTGCAGATCCAAATATATTTTCTATGTCGCAAAGAATCACTCTTGCGCAAACAGAATTACAACTTGCAACAGCAAATCCTGGAATGCACAACATGTATAATATTTATAGAAACATGTATGAAGCAATTGGTGTAAAAAATATTGATTCAATATTACCACCACCTGCTCCTAACGCACCAAAAGACCCTGCGTTAGAAAATATTGATGCATTAGGTGGTAAACCTTTTCAAGCTTTTCCTGGTCAAGACCACAGAGCACACATAACTTCTCATCTAAACTTTATGGCAACGAACATGGTTAGAAATAATCCACCAGTTATGGCTGCGTTACAAAAAAATATACTAGAACACATTAGTTTGATGGCTCAAGAACAGATTCAACTAGAATTTAGAGAGCAATTACAAACAATGCAGATGCTACAACAGCAAGCACCAATGAATCCACAAGCTGCAAACGAGTTACAAGTCATGTCACAAGCAGTTGAAGCACGAAAAGCTGTGTTGATTGCTGAAATGACAGAAGATTTTATGAAAGAAGAGAAGAAAATTACCTCTACTTTTGACAATGACCCGTTATTAAAACTAAAATCACGTGAAGTTGACCTAAGAGCGATGGAAAATGAGCGTAAAAAACAATATGATGACGAAAGAATCAATATTGATAAAGCAAAACTGGTTCAAGATAGAGATTTAACAGAAGATAAGCTAGAACAGAACGAAGAATTAGCAGAATTAAGAGCAAATACTTCGTTAACAAAGCAAGCTATGTCTCAAGCCGGCAAAATGGAGAACGATTTGATGAAAATGGCTGATGTTAAGATCTTGAAAGGACCAAAAAGATAATATAAGGTAAAAACATTATGATGAACTATAAAAAAGCTAAGCAAATGTCTATTCCTAGCCAAAATCTTGAGTATGATCCAAGAAGTAAGGCTGACGTTAAGAGAGCAAGAAACGTTATCCCTACAGGAGACAAAGAAAAGGTTAGAGGTACGAAAAGAATGCTAGCTAACAAAGATAAAACAGCAACTTGGTATTAAATCATGTGGTTATCGGCAATTAAACTAGCCGTTTCTGCAGGAAGTAAGATTTATGCCAACAAGCAGAGAACGAAAATGGCAATGTCTGATGCACAATTAATGCATGCAGAACGTATGGCCAAAGGTGAGGAACAATACCAGGGCAAATTGTTAGAGGCCCGTCAATCAGACTGGAAAGACGAAGCCGTCCTCATAATACTAAGTTTGCCCGTGGTGGTGCTCGCTTGGGCAGTTATATCGGATGACCCATCTGCGATGGACAAAGTAAAATTGTTCTTCGAGATGTTCTCCCAGCTCCCGTCATGGTTCACAAACTTGTGGATCCTTGTAGTTGCGAGTATTTATGGTATAAAGGGAACGCAAATTTTTAGAAACGGAGGAAATAAAAATGGCAAATAGAAGGTTTAACACACAAGTTGCACAGCCAAGAAAGGCTCTTGCAAAAGGTGGTAAAGCATTAAAAGCTGTAGATAAAGAAAAAAATCCAGGTCTTGCTAAACTACCAACTAAAGTCAGAAACAAAATGGGCTTTATGAAAAAAGGTGGCAGAGTCAAAAAAATGGGCGGTGGAATGTCTACTGCTAGAAAAGATATGATGTCTGGTTACTACAAAAATGACATGGGTATGAAAGGTGGCAAGATGTTTAAAGACGGTGGCAAAGTTGGAAAAAAACAACAAGGCTACAAAGATAGAAAAGATGAATCAATCGCTATGAGAGTTAAAAAGAAAAGAACTGCTAAACAATTAAAAGCTAGCAGAGATGAGTCTTATGGTAAGTTTGGTTCTAAAGCTAAGAAGTCTGGAAAAATAAATAGGTAATAACATGGCCGTATTAAAAGGTATTGGCGTAGCTGTAAAAGGTTTTGGTAAAGCTTTAAAACGTGCTGCTAGCAAAAAAGCTGGAACTATAAAAAGTGTAAAACCAGCTACAAGATTGTCAGAGCGAAGAAAGACTTTTGAGTCAGCCATTAAAACTTTAGATAAAGCTAAAAAAGGTGCTTCTCCTGAAACTCAAATGAGAATGAAATCAAGGACGCAACCTCACGTAAAAGATTTAAGTAAAATTCAAGACACCTATGACAAGAAAATAAAAAAAATAGGTTCTAGAGACAGAAAACTTAAACGTAAAGCTATTGGCGCTGGAGCAGCAGCCGCTACTGGATCTTTAGTTGCACACGGAGCTGCTAAAAAGAAATTTCCAAAATACAAAAAAGTTATGGAATCTGATGTTGTTATTAAAGATGGTAAACTAGGATTAAAGGAAAGAAAAAAATAGTGCCATTAACATCTAAAGGTAAAAAAATAATGAAGTCAATGAAGAAACAGTATGGAGCTAAAAAAGGTGAAACTGTTTTCTATGCATCGAAGAATAAAGGTGCTATAAAAGGTGTAGACAAGAAAAGGAAAAAATAATGTGGAACTGGATAAAAAATTTATTTACTCCGAAAAAACAAGTTGTAGTTTTACAAGAAGAAGTAAAACAAGAACACTGTCCGTCACATTTAAGATTTAGAAAAAGTTGTCCTGCATGCAAGGAGATTGTATATGGCTAGACCAGGTTTATACGCAAACATACACGCTAAAAGAAGAAGAGGCGGAAAGATGCGAAAGAAGGGTGCAAAGGGTGCACCAACCGCAGCTAACTTTGCAAGAGCAAAACAAACAGCGAGGAAAAAATAATGGCAAAACTATGTCCTAAAGGTAAAGCCGCAGCAAAAAGAAAATTCAAGGTATATCCATCAGCATACGCTAATATGTACGCTTCTGCAGTTTGTTCTGGTAAAGTAACACCAGGTGGTAAAAAAAGACAAAAGAAAGCTGACGGAGGTTTTGTTGCTAAAGGATGTGGTGCTGTCATGTCTGATAGAAAGAAAAGAACAAGGATGGTCTAATGGCCGAAAAAGGTTTACGTTCATGGGTAAAGGAAAATTGGGTCGATATTGCGAACAAAAAATCGGATGGCTCATACCCGAAGTGTGGAAGAAGTGGTGGAGAAAAAAGAAAAAATTATCCAAAATGCGTGCCCATTGCAAAAGCAAGAGCGATGTCCAAAGGGCAGCGTGCGGGTGCCGTAAGAAGAAAACAAGCGAAATCAAATACTGGCCCGACACCGAGTAGAGCCGCAACAT